GGCGTAACAGCTGAAACACCTAATGTACCATTAACTGTTTGAATAAGTGGGACGAACTGAGTAGATGGCTCAATGATTACGTTGGCCGTTCCTGAAGTGTATGCTGTTGCACGAACCCTAACCTGCTGCACACCAAGTAACGGAGATACATTAAATGCGATTGTCGCATTGGTAGTAATGACACCAGTCGCAATTACTACCGCAGGGTTAGCTGTAGAAAGCTGTTGAGCTGCTTGTATAACCCAGTTTACACCATCGTATACTTCAAATACAGCGTTGACACCTGCGTGTGTACCATAGAAAGTAACGGTTGCAGAGCCGATACCTTGAAGGTCTGTTGCTACAATGGTGCTACCAATAGCAGTAATCGTACCTGTTGTCATTGCTTGAGGTGCTGCATTAATTACTGGCACTACATCGGTGCTATTTATTGTTCTTACGGGTATTCTTTGGTAAGCCATTATATTACGTTCCATTCATTAGTATTGTTACTTATTAAATCTACAGAATCACTAGGGTCAATAGTAATACTAGATGTACCCTCTATAGTGTCTGATACTCCACTTGTAATGGTAACACTAGCCGAGTGCTTATTCTTTATTGTGTATCGGTTACTGTTCCCTGATGCTGCTGGCATAGTTCCATTGTGAGATCCTGATACAAGATAAACATAGTCAGTCATAGCTGTTGAACCAACAGTATAGTTATCAATTGTGTTTACAACTAATCTATTAATGGCAGAACTGGCAGATGCACTAACAATTGGATTTTTAGGATCGGTATTATCAACAGTTATGTTAGTTCCTGCAACAATACTATTTACGCCATTTGAACTGCTCGAACCGCTACCGCCGCCTCTGCTGACACCATCTCTACCCTTTTGAGCCATGAGATTCCAGTAAGATACATCTGTTGGATTCCTGTTAGCGTTGTCATTAATAGCAATGTATGAGCTTCCATCAAACTCAACCACATCATCTTTCTTGTATGACTTTCCAGCTAAATAAATACCCTGCCATACAAATGACCGTCCATTACTTCCATTATCCCCAGCTTTTCCACGGATTGAATCACCTTTTTCACCCTTTTGGGCTTTTGGTAACACTATATCAAGTATAGCTGTCTGTTCAGTACCCACGTTCTTTATCTCAGGTTTATCACCAACAGATACCTTACCTATAGCTATTGTTGCATTAAGGCCATCTTTACCATCGAAATAGTCTTTGTCTTTAACAGGAGAGTAGCCATCTTTAGGAATAAAGTCTTTAAGAGTGAATGAATCTTCTGTCTCATCTGACTTCGTGAAGGTGAATATAGCATCAGAGCCTTCTACTTTACCAGCCACCTTAACGATACTGATACCGTTATCACCATCTTGGCCTCTATGCTGTTGAAGACCCTTTAGGATCTTCTTCATAGTATCAGAATCACCAAGTGTACCCTTGATGTCATCTCGTAGCCCCTTCATCTCATGAAGGAACTCTTCTTGGTATAGCCTGTCTTTATCCATTAGTTAGCCTCGTCAATTACAGGGACTAAACCACATCGGCAATCTGGGTGCGTAGGAGGATGCTGGACACTTTCATAGTTATTAACCTGAGTTCCACCATCAACACCTTCTAATTCGTCACCCTTACCAACAAACGTACCTCCAAGACGAATAACAGTACCATCTAAGGCTTTGCAGAACTGACAAGCACCAGGGTTAGTAATCCATTCTTTCTTTGAGACAACGCCACTTTGCTTATAGGCTGCTTCAGTTATCTCATTGCTTGTTTTGATGATCTCAGTACGAGCAATACGTTCAATACGATAGCCAGCAGTCTTAACTCCAAGAGCTTCATCATAGATAGCGTCTATACGGTCTGCTATTTTAGCTAAGCTCTCGCCTGCTTCAAGACCTTCCTGTAAGGCTTTAGCAATAGCTGCCTCAGTGTCTTTAGTGAATCCAAGAGCTGCTTTTTGAATAGAGTCATGGATATACTTCTCCATTACCTTAGTAAATTCAAAGGTGCTGTCTTTATTTCCAGCAAACTGAGCAGCCAATGTTCCTTGTTCTTTAGCAAGACTAATAAAGATGTTGATAGTAGCATCAGTCATCTTCGTTGCTTCGGCCTCTGGATCTATCTTGGCATTAGCTACTTTCTTTGGGGCAATCTGAGCAATAACCCGTGCCTTCTGATCTTTGATAACAGGCTGAACTGCTTTGAGATATGATTGTTCGTACTTCTCTTGTACATTCTGCATCTGTGATCTGAAAGATTCTTTCATTTCATATGTAAAATTACCTTTAGTAGACTTAGATACTAATTTAATCTTTATCTTCGACTTTGCGTTATCAACAACTGGAGTCTGGGTATTTGGTTGGATCAGTACATCACCACCAGTAATAGAGTTCTCACCGTAAGCTTCACGAGCCTCATTAGGAGTAAACCATTTGCCAACCCCTACTTCGTACTCTTTAAGTTTAAGCTCTCGGTCTTCTGGTACTGGGTTAGTATGACCGATCCTAAAGCCTTCACCATAGGCTTTAACGACTGTCTTAGTAAGCTTACGAGCAATAGCCTTAATCTCTGGGCTTGTGTAGCTCTGAGCGAACAGCTGTTGTGCTGTAACAGCTGAAGCACGGTTAATATCATCAAAGATATTCATAATAGGCTTAGATACACCTAGCATTACCATAATGTCATCACGAGAGGTCTCTTTCATAACTGAAAAGTCTACATCACCAAGAGAGAGACCAGTCTTAACAAAGTCTAAGTCTGAACCACGAACAAAGCCTGTCTTTCCACTATTATCAATACCTGAGTAGCGTTCTGTCCATTGATCCTTGAATAATTGCCAGTCAGCATCATTAACATCGCTCTTAGCCACAACAACACCTGCTGGAATAGCATTGTTCTCGAGGAAGTTATTAACATAGGTGTTAATGTATCGAGATGACTTAACAAAGATACCTGCTGCTTGCAGTGGTGATTTACCACGATACGTATTTGCAGGGTTATAGTATTTGAAGTGTTTAATCTCGTCTAGCTCAAATAAGACACGACCTCCATCTTTCTGATAGACATAGCCTGTAACTCGCTCATTAGCTACCATGATTGTCATAGATGCAGGATCCAGTAGATAGATAGCAAAAGGCTTACCCATTCGTTCACCTTTAGAGATGTACCAGAATACTTCACCATAGATTTCTTTAATGACTGCATGAGCCTCAAGAAGTTCAGATTGATCTAATCCACCATCTTCACCGTCTAATACGTTATTGAAGTCTTGATTAACGTCCTCTTGCCACTTATCCCCAACCTTACGTTCAACAAAGATACGCTGATCTGAAAGATAGCTTGCCTTGGTTGCAATGGCCTTCCATACAAAGCCTGTGTACTCAGCAAGGGGGTTGATTGTCTCATCACCATTGCCTGTTAGTGTGGATACGGCTGTAGAACTAAGACTATGGCCTAACTGGTAGTTAGCACCTGTCTCATAGTTAGCTTTGTTAACTGCTTTTCTTAAGATTCCCATTAGTTTTTAGTACCTTCAGAGCGTAAAGCAAATACACCAATAGCTATTTGAGTGACAACGAATACTGACAATGCGGCTCTCCAATCTAAATATACTAGCGCCACGAGGGGTAAACCGAAAGATATGAGGCAGTAAGTGTATACCTCAGTGAAGTTGCTCCGTAGTGTGCCAGCTTGGGCTTTGATTGACGTGAGTATATTCATAAGTCCTAGTTATTTATCTTGTTGTTAGGGTAACACATCAAGAGAAACTCAACTCTACTTTAATAGCATTTGCTGACCTCTCATATATTGTAGCCAACACATCAACACCATCATCATGATCATTCTTGCCGCCAGCTATATAACCTAATACCTCTTTAGCAAACTCTGGGTATTTACTCATCCAGTTAGGCGGCATAAATAAGTTCTTACCAATCCATGCACTAGAAGATAGGATACGGGCTTCTTTGTTTGCTGTCTGAGGTGTCCACTTAACGACAGTCTTAAAGTTATCTATCTTGTGCATCTCTCGTTCTACGTTTCTTGCATAACCCTTACCACCGTTATTAGATTCAAACTCAGCTTCAGTAACATTACCAGCTGTAATCATCTTGGCTACCTTCGGCTCGGTGATCTCTGCTTTGTCTGGTGAATAATAGATGTCTGTAATATACACTTTTACTTCATCTTCGGTCTTCACCTTGACCCAGTTAATAGAACAAAGGTTATCTTTACCTTGGTCTGCAACGTCAGTATTATTGTAGATTATTGGGGTATCTGGTAGTTTTGTCCACTCTTCAAAGCCCTCATATAAACGTCCTGTGACATCTACAGGCTGTTGATAGTAGTTAGCCTTGAGAACTCGTGGGTCTAATGTCTTCTTAACTTCATTGAACTTCTCACGACTCATAATAGAAGGTTCTAGCATGTTACCTTCATCATCTTCGATCTTATAGTTAATCATCATGACATCTTCGCCGTAGAGTTTAATAATCTCACCTGCTAGATCATTGGTAGCCCATCGCTGCATAATAATTACGAACTTATAGTTATCCCCGTCAGTACGAGAGAAGAGGGTGTTCTTAAAGAAGTCAAAGTGCTTTCTTAATTCCTCTGCATTCAAGGATTGTAGGTAGTTACGGATAATGTCATCAATCAGGAACCAATCTGAACGGCTACCTGTTACCGATGAGCCAGGAGTGATTGAACGATATGAAGGCTCTGAGCTTCCTTCTAGCTCCCACTTACTCTTGGTAGCAAAGCCGTATTTAATCTTAGTGTGCGGAAAGATTTCTGGGTATGAGATACCTCCTTTGCCTACGTTAACTCCAAGTATAGTGTCTCGTATCTGTGTAGAGAACATTGAGGCAAGATCACCTGAGTTAGCGACACCCATGATACGAGTAGTTGGGTCTAATCCCATGAGCCACATAGCAAAGTTCTTACCAGTGAAAGACTTATAGTGACCTGGTGGGACTGACATGACTAGGTAGTGTTTACTGTCATCTTCCTTAAAGTCTTGGATAGTATCAGCCATTTCTTTAAGTAGCTTACGATCATCAGTGAATAGCTCTGGATATAGCAGCTGTTCAAAGTCCCAGAAGTTACGACGAGCTAGTTCTTTCTTAGCCTCTTGTCGTACATATTCAGGTATTTCAGTCATTTATACCATTCATGATAATAATTTTATCCAAGTTTTTATAAAAGTCCGTAAATGGGAGCACTTTACCCATCTTAGTTGGCGTGTAATATATCACCATGTGTTTACTTACCTGCTAATTTACGTAATTCTTCAGGTGTTAGCTTTGCATAAGGATTGATACTCTCTCCCTGTGTAGTTACATCCACGCTCTCTTTAGGCTTACCATAGACTTGGTTAATCATACTATCTAGTTCTTTCCATTGTCCATTTTGCACTGCCACAGCCATGTTCTTGTCGAAACGAGGGGTAGTAAGATCATCAATAAGTTCTTGTAGCTCTGTATCTGACATCTTTATGATTAACTCTAGTTTATATCTAGCAGTCTCTTCTTTCTTCCATGCTCCGTTATGTCTATGCTCTGGGTGAGCGTTAAAGCCAGCAGGAGGAATGCCACCAGTAATACGACCCTTTTCATCTCGGGTCTGTCCCGATTGCTCTGTATTGGTTTTATTACTGATACTGTCTGCCATCTTGGGCTATCCTTCTATTTATTTAAATTCCTACTGGGGCTGAGTCGTTGGTTGTCATACACTCTCCAAATAATCTCTGATTGATTTCTCTACGTCCTCTTTAGTCTCTGTGCTGTCGATGAGCATTGAGATGGTCTTGAGGTTCTTGTCGCAGCTGTATGTAACGTGTATACCATCCTGTCTACGTCCGAGGCCAACAATGTAGTATTCATTGTCACCAACTGTGAATGATGAAGGATGGGTATACGTTGCTTCCATTATTTCTTTCGTGTGCTTACGTCTGCTGTTGTGAGGACTGCTGAGTCTTCTTTTTCCTCTTCTACTTTAACATCTGTAGTCTTTACAGCTTTTTTGTCTGACTTTTGTAGATCAGCTGTTTTCTTCACTGGCTCTTCGTCTACAAGCTCGAATGACTTAACATCGTAGTTAACTCCTTCTACTTGTACGTATGCTGGTGATCCTACACTGTAGAATACTTTAGCGTTCTTTACTTCTTTACCGTCTTTTTTTACAATCATTTCTTAATCTCCTTATTTATATCTTCTAGGGTATCATGTAAATAAGCGATTGGGTCTTCTGCTATTACCATGTCACGTAGATGCATCTGCCAGCTTGAAAATACAGTTTTATCGACGGTTTGTCCGTTCACTGTTGCAATCGGAATATCTGGCCACAAAGCCTTAGCGAAGTCTTGCTGATATATAATTTTATAGAAATCTAAGTTGTTAAATGCTCGCGGTATTGCATTCTGCCAATCCTTTGACACTACAAAACCATTATTTTCTGCTATTGTAACTGCCTTAGTTAAAATTTCATATTGATTCATTAGAACAAAAATCCCATCTCACCTTGATTGAAGGTGGTTTTAATACTTTCCTTGCCGTCAATGCGTATAGAAGTGTCTCCCAGAAGCCATTGCTGCCGTCTGGCTTGCTGTATACGTCCATTGATGAACTTACGCTGGTCTTCTTCTTGCTGTACCATACAGGCTATTGTATTGATCCACTGTTCACGGTTCCTATTGAGTGTTTCGACTCTCTGAGAAATAGAAAAGACGTTCCCTGTGGCTATCTTGGTGTCTTTCTTGAGTGGAAAGGCCAGATAGATCATGTAGTACGTCTCTTCATTGATTTTTGTAGATGTTAGGCATTGAGGGTAGTGAAACAACTTTATTTGCACCTCCGTATTGTCTGGAGTTATCTTGTTGATTCTGGCAATTGCTTGCGCTATTGATACCCTTTTATTCTTCATTCTGCCCTTTATGATTTAATAATATCACATAAAGCAGATTTTGTACCTAATTTTATTTAAGTTTCTTTTTTAAACCAATTTTACAGAGAAAGCGTCTATTAAGTTTAGCCTTTTCTATGATCCCTAGTATCTCTAAAACCTCTTTTTCGTAGGCTTTCTTTGATCTTCAACTAATCTTAGTCATCTTCTTATTATACCTTATTTGTCGTTTTCAGACATTTTCTTACGTCTGGCTTTACCTTTAGGAGAGTTCCAGTAGTTCTTCATGATCTTGCTCTGGTTTACTGTCTTTTTGGACTTCTTATGACCTTCTAACTGTGGGTTAGGCTGGTTGGCTATAGCATTCATCTCATCTTCAGTTAAAGCAAACAGCATGTCTTCAGTCATTCTCTATTCCATCCAATTCCCTAAGCGCTGCCGCTCCCATCATACGCTTGCAGTAGTCTCCTTCACGTATTGCAGCCATGTATCGTTCTTGCCAGTATTTTTGGAACTCGTCATGTGTTTGTGGGGCTAGGGTTTCACTCATCTGCTGGCTCTTTCTCTATTAGAGATATGCCGTATTCAACCATTTCACTATTTTGTATATCCATAGCCTTATCAATTGCTTGGTTTCTTGTACTAAATCCACTCCATCGGGTTTCATGGCCAGTGCTTGCATTACCCATGAGAACCTCCCAAGGCTTATTAACAGAGTCTTTGTTGTATCTTACTGCTAGGTAGTTATCTGCACTCATTATTTATTACCCTTTAAGTTCTTGTCTTGCCATTTCTTCCAGTCACTATCTAAAGCTTCCATCATAGGCTTATTATCTGTACGGGCTGCTTTTATGTACTCAATTGACCATTCTAGGAAGAATACCATATTCTCCATAATGAAATCTTTACTAGCGGGTGTTGATTCAGTCATTACTTCTTTTCCTTTCTTTGTGACTGTAGTTCTTGGAGTCTTTGTTCAATCTGGTAAGCTGCGTCGGCTAATGATATATCTTGCAACTCTGCTATTCTTTCTTCTCTGCCATAGTCTTCGATGAGTTTTTCAAGGTATTCAATGTATTTATTAAAATCTCTTTTACTTATACTGAAGCTATCTCCACCATCTAGCTCAGTCTCAGTGTGCATCGTTGCTACTGCATAGAATGGGTCTCTGAGTTTATCTGTGTTACTCATTTTGATACCTTCTTTAGTTCAGCGATAGCTTCATCAACTTTCGAGGTTGCAGTACAGCTCATGCACAACCGTTCCCTATCGTCAAAGTTAATAGATTCAAGTGCTTCTAGTTGCCATTGGTGTTTGTAGGATAGAATGTACTCCAGTAACCTATCTGCTGGCTTCTTCTCATTAACTGGTGAGTACCAATTGTGAGTTATCTCAACCAACTCTTTTCGCATTTCTTTTAATTCTTTATCAGACATTATTCTTCTCCTAGTTTCTTACGCATATCTTGCTGCAAACTATATTTAGCATTGTCTTCTATAAATATGAGACTTTCTTTCATATTGTTCTCTAAGTCGATAGTGACTGTCTCTCCACGAGCAACTTCTTTACCGTCCATGTGGGGCTTGATATTCTCACCTATGATATGTGTGCTGATTAGCTGTTTGATAGCCTGCACGGTTGTTTTTGACTGAGATTGGTATCTGAAGTCGGCAAGTATCTTGTTTAACTCTTTATCAAAGGTGCTTAGCTCTAATTCATTGGTAGGGGTCATAGCAGCTTACTTTTCTTGGCTAGCTTTTTCACCATGGGTTTTATAAATCTACCCTTAGAGTCTCTGAATGGGACACTCTTATGTGGTAGTTTGGCGATGTATTCAAGTATCTGAGCTGCGTGAAAGTTGCTAATCTCATAACTGTACATAAATAAGCTATTCTCATCTCGCTGTTCAAATGTGATTGTTCCTTTTTTACTCATAAGTTTTTATCCTCTCTTTCGTTGAGTCTTTTCAGACGGCGGTATTCATCCGCTAACTTTACATATGCACCTATAGTCATCTTCTCTGGATGCTTCTCCCAGTTAATGAATGTAAGTCTTGATACACCAGCTACAACTGCCATATCGGCTTGAGTTAGTTTGAGTTCTTTCCTTATATGTGTGATGTCTGGAATACTATATCCAGTTGCTCTATCTACTTCTGTTTTAACGAGGGCTAAGATAAACTCTTTAGCTTGTAGCCGCTTGGGTATATTACTGTCTCTCTTTTCGCCAATGTCATCATCAGGAAATCGGGCAGTTAGTTGCATATAGGGAGGATAAGCTTCTAATACAAATTTATCTACTGAGTCTTCTAGGGTTTGGTCTTTCATACTTCTTCTCCTTCTGGGTAAGTAGTGTATTCGTCCCAAAATGCGTCTTGAAACTCCATATCACCACCTGAACGTGCTACACCTGCTTTGAATGCTTTTTCTACTTGCTTATCCCGCCATTGGAGTAGGTCTTTCCCATTCTCTATGCCATATCGTTTTAATATCCAGTCTAATGATATTTCTTCTAGTGTTTTATTAGATTCACTCATCTATTTTTCTCCCATTCTGTACGAACTTTGTTTTCAGCTTCTTTGTTTGCTTTATGGGCTGAGTAACCACTAGTGTCTGATTGTTGTCTAGGTAATATATTACTGTGGTCTGGTGTTACTTCTATGATTACTTTTCTAGTTATGATGTCCATGATGTGTTTGCGGTTTAGTTCTCTTTGGGTTTGACGTTCTGGAGTCATTTGAGTTCTCCAGCATCATCTAATGCGATGACGAGTTTTAGGAGAGCTTTTGTAGACGAGTCGGCGAATAACTCCACCCCAGTCTTTGCATGTTCTACGCCATACCTCGGGTTACTGTTCGGCTGTCCAGTCTGATAGTGCGTGAGTGTTGTGCCTGGCAGCTTCTCTAGTATGTAGTCGGAGTTGTAGAGAGGACAATCTTTACTTCCAATCAGTTCTTTGCTGTGATTTATCCGATGGAGGTTTTCATGCTCCCACTCAGTCCGCTTATACACTTCCTTACATAGCTCAAATAGTTCATCACTCATACCTCAACTCCTCTCATCCTTAATTCAAGTGCAACACAGCCTAGTTCATGTCTTAGATTACTGAGTCTTGAAGGCTCTTTTACAAAGTCTAGGAGGTCGTGGAGTTCTTCTTGACGTTCTCTTAGCTTTTCTGTAGATTGTTCAGTGTGAGTGTATGGTGTTTCGTATTTAGTTTGAGTGTTCATTTAGCTAACCTATTTTCCTTTCAACAGTTATGATAGTGTCATTATGCCAGCCACCGTGAGGTACTAATAGTATCTCTACTATCTCAAAACCATTTGATTTACCTATTCCTCCACTATTCCAGCCACATGTTATAACGTAACTACCTTTTTTAGTTATACGAGAGATTTCTTTTTTCATATCTCCCCAGAAACTTGATTGTGTCGTCTGCATATTGACTGACCTGCCAAGCTTTTTATATACTTCGCTTACTTGTCTTGGAGAATAAGGTGGGTCAAATAGAACAGTATCTATTGTGTTGTCTGCAAACACTTTTAAAAACTCTAAGGCTTCTAGGTGGTATGTAGTATCATATTGTTCATCAATATCGTTAGTTATTTTTGCTAGTTTACTGTTATTAGCAAATGGGTCGATACTTTCACCCATATTATATCTGCTGATAATTTCAGCAATTGGCTTGATACTAAATGTCTTACTGTTAGGCATAGCCCAAACCCTGTTAATAGTAATACTCATTTCTTAAATTCCTTTAGTTCTCTTTCTACTTGAATGTAACGGATGATAGATCCTACAGGTATGATTACAACTACTATGAATAGAGTTATGACTATAAGCCAGTCTATGGGTGAGAGGATCATTTCGTTAATAACCTTGTTAAGTAAGCGTGTATTCTAAAAAACATTATAATACGCCTCTCTTCTTAGTTTCTTTCTTAATATCTGACCAAGATACATCATATTCTAGGTATATCTTAAATGATTCAAGTGAGTTTAGTTTAGGTTTACTCATCTTCTTCTAACTCCTTAGTAACGTAATCGACCATATCAGTGAAGTGATCGTTATCTTTTAATGCTTCAAGTACCTCTTGTACTGGGAACTCTGCTAGTAGTTGATTGATACTGATATCATCTAGGGTAACTGATATACCTCCCCATATTGATGATGTGGTTGCTTTTGCTGCTTCTACGTTGATTGATTTTGTAATCATTGATTCGCCTTTCCTTGCTTATCTGTACTCTATATTACTACAGTTTAGTTAATATTGCAATAAAAATAAGCACTATTTTTTAGTGCTTATGATCGTATAAACTTTCGCCAGAGTTCTTGTCTATTAGTCCATACTCTGTGCCTAATACTGAATATAGACCAGTCTAAAGTAAATTCTTCTAGCAGGTTAGTTGGATCTAGGTTACTCATGAGTATACCTTTATGACGTATACAGTGCCATTGTCCCACTTAATAAAGTCAAATTCATTGAGTAGTCCTGACCTTATTTCGTTGCTGAATATGTCTTCTTTAGTTACTTTAGTCCAGATAGTGACGGGTATTTTCTTTGGTTTAGTTTTCATGGGGTTTCTTTCTATTGGTTAGTTAGAGTTAGTCTACAATTACTTTCGTGACACCCATAAGAGTCCACGAGCCGTCACTATTATTAACGTACTTACCAGTACTATCTATTCGCTGGCCACTTCCGTATTCTTTCTCAGCTTTTTTAATTGCAGCTTTTTCAGTCTTAGCTTTAATAATATAATCTCTCTCATCTTTTCTATATGGCATAGGCATTGGGTCATCTTTAACCCAGTAATGTTTATACGCGTAAATGTGATATGTATTCATACTACTCCCTTATATTTCATTTATGTTACTTAATAGACAGACAGGGTGCTAGGGGTGATTATTTTGTTATAAAGTACAGTTTATGAACTGCAAAATGATAGTGGAAGCCACGGGCATAATCACCGTTCCCCCCTTACTTAGCCATTTATAACTACTTACTCCTAGCGTGAACTATATAAGGCACAATTGTTTCGCCGCCGCCTTACACAGCCCTGACTACCTATTAAGTCTATTGGTGTAATCAAGAGTCGTTGTGAGGGAGGTTTGTAATGGGGCGGGGCTATTAGCTCCAATCGACAAACTCGACATTTCACCACCAACTCCCTCACAACGACTCTCAATTGATTTCAAGGTGCTGGTTCTATTTTACTTCAATTCGTCACTAATGAGTTCATTTAGCTCTAGAACTGTTGTGTCTCCTAAAAAACTCTTTTGTCCTTTTTGCAATGGGGGTAGTTGTACACCTTTGTTTCGTAGAGCAATATTTAGATTAGTTACATCAATATACTCTAATCCTGTCTCGTCTGCTACGTACTGCTTACCTAGTTTATTCTTACTTGCAAAAACCCATGTCATTACAAATTCTTTCACGTCTACATCTTTATACATATTTTCTCCTTATAAGTATTTATTATATGCTCCTGAATTATAACTGCTCCATGCTCTAAAGCCAGACCCGTTATAAATAGCATACGCAGCTCGCATGTTTTCTTGTGGGTTGAAGCGTTCTTGGTCTCCAATCAGTCCACTTTGAACATGGATACTATTTATTTGCATTAGTCCTGCATCATTAGTTCCGTTACTATTGCTAGGGTTAAATGCTTGAGGGTTTCCATGTGACTCTGCCATACATATAGCGTAGGCTGTCTTTGTGTCCCATTGGTAATCATTAACCGCCGAACAATCGCTTGGTGGTTGTACTGGTACAGGTTCTTGTTTTATAGGTGCAACTGTTTCCTTTATGGGAGAAGCTACAGTTATTACTTCTCGACTGTTTTTGATGCTACCTGCATATCAGATACAACAGCTTGTCGTGCTTCTGAATGTACGTTGATGGTAGCGAAATAGCCACCGATAAGACCTATTACTAGTGATACAAGCCCTGTAAGGAGTAAATCCCGTACATAACTTCCTAATGCTATTGTCTTTGGTGCTTTGTGCTCTGTTTTTGATGCCTTCATGATCTTATGATCTCCTTTGTTTGCTTGGCTCAAGTGCTATAGCTATACGTTAGTTCCATGTTACTCTCTCTTAAGGTTGCGAGCTGGCTATGTCTTTATAGCTACGGAACTTGAGCCAAATTGTTTATATTGTTTGATCCAATCAGATTGCCTTGTAGTTATCTGGCGTTGGTCTCTATTCATCCAACTGGTTGGTGAGCCTTTCCTTTGCTCATGTATCTATAGTACTACAGCTTACTTATTAAGTCAATACCTTTTAAGTATTTCATCTACTTTAGCCTTATAAGATGCAATCATATCCTGTAGCTGAACTGAACTTATTTTAGTTCCAGAGGTACTTAATCTCTCTAATTCATCAACAGCTTCACGCCCGTGGGTATCAATCATGTACTTTGTATAAGGTATATAATTGCCTTTTAAGAAGACATTGCATCTCATACACTGCACGTTACAGTTCATTTCGTTCCATCTGGTAGCTTGACGACCTCTCGTGTAGAAGTGGCCATTTTGTTGATCTTGCCAACGTCGTACATCATTACAGGTTACACATGTTGCCATTAAGTCATTTTCGTAGAGCACAGCATGCCTTAATCGTATATACCACGAGAATATACTGTCCAGATCTTTAACTAGCTTTGAACGGCTCATAGGCTTTTTCTTTTTAATGACTTTACTTTTAGCTGATTTTAAAGCTTTGTCTATTTGTTTATCAAGATAGCTCTTTTGACTTGCATTTAATTTCTCTAATGCGTCTTTATAAATATCCTTTTTAATAGGTTTCTTCGGCTTTAAAGGACAAAATGCAGCAGTATGGTAAATACTGCTGCATAGTTTGCACGGATTTGACTTAATCATAGTTCTTCTATGTATTTATCTGCTAGCTTCCACTTAATACAATCTGAAGCTTGAACCCAAAAGTTATCATCTTTCATGTGTTCTTCAAGGTCTGGAACTTCAGCATACTTTTCATAGTGTTTTAAAAGCTGCTTAGTCCACCTTTTCCATCTTGCTGAGTCTCGATCTATTTGCATAGGAGTATACTTCCTACCACCATCGAAACTACCATAATGTAAAAGGTGTTCTCCGTATTTACTTATATATCTATGTCCTGGAGTTCCTACAACTGCGAGTAATGAACCACAACTATAGGCATGACCTGTTACAATAGTTTTTACTGTAATACCTTCACGTTTTGCCTGTTCAAGTAATTCAACTAAGTGTACTAGAAGATAGCCATTACCGCCTGGACTATTTATATAGACCTCAAGTTCAGCATCTTTTCTATCTTTTAGTTCTTTTATTTTCTTAGTGATATACCAGACTAAACCATTTTCCATCTCTTCATCGAACTCGCCAATTATGTATATACGGTTATCGTCAGAGAATACTCGTTGACTTTCTTTGTTAGCCATAGCTATTTATTCTTTGTTCTTCGGCTTTTCATTCCGCCTTTTCTACCAGCGCACTGACGTTTAACGTGATCACCTGCTATAACATTGCAGTCACAATAAACATCTGTAGCAAAACCGCCACTATGTCCGTTAGCACCACCTTTTGCACCAATCTTCGCGTAGAAGTTTGGGTCATTAGCTAAGTTTTTCTCTTTAGCTTTCAATCCACCGATACGAGTACCCGCCATTACTTAGTTACCTTTTTAGTGTATTTACGTTTTTTAACTGGTGTTGCTACTTTTTTAGGACGACCAACTGTTTTTTTAGTTGATTTCTTAAAAGTTTCAAAAGAGTTTAGCTCTTCTTTTGTCATGTATTCAGGACTAACTTTGAATACTTCGACAAATCCTTTACCCTCTTCTACGAGACTTCGATCATAGATACGCTGTGTGTTGCGGGGATCTTTGTTATCTGACTCATTGAGTAAGATATATTCTTGATCTCCATCATCACAGGCTTCTTGCCATAGGGCGTTCTTTTTTACTGTTACTGACTCTGTTAGTTGTTTGAATGTTCGTCGTTGATATGTCATTTCTTCTCCTTTGTTTACTAGTTCAATATTACTATATTCAATAGCACACCAATTTACACCGTTACCTTCAACTGTTATAGGCCATTTTCCACCTTTATCAATCTCTATTATAAAAGTTTCCGAGCCTATGGGCGCAATATAGCTTCGTGCAGCACCATTGTTGTTAACGATTCTTACTCGGTCACCTACTTTAAATTTGCTCATTTGCTTCTCCTTTACTTTATATTCAAATGGATTAATTGTTATATCGGGAAGTTCAATTTTTACATCTTCTGCGGTTATTCTATAACTACCAGACATATCCATCGTATAGTTTATTACAGAGAGTAATTTACCTCTATATCTTACTTCTATGTCATTAAGAGTCATATCATCCTTTCCTAAAAACCATAATAGGCTGACCGTAACTATCACGTTCTTCAACGTATCTGCCATAACGAGCATTATCTATTGTTTCACTTGCTGGATATTTAACTTTAAGTTCCCTCCTTGCTCTTGTTATAGATTCCGCTGGAGTTGCTCGCATAAATGTAGCCCGTTGCTCGGGAGATAGTCTTAGCCCGTCGAATCGTTCCCAGTATTCCATGAGTAGACGTTTATCACTGTCTCGAAACTTTTGATCGTCCTTTAGTATCTTCTCTACTTTAGGTTCTACCTTTTTGCTTCGCATCGCCAACCTTTCCTTTGTTTGCCTCTTTATAATACTACAGCTTACTAATTAAGTCAATGATAATCTAGGAGCGTTCTCTTCCATTTTCTTAGCTAGTTTTCGTGCAGCTGCACGACGTTTCTTTTCTTCTTTATTCCATTCGTTATATTGAAGGGTAATCATATCAAGATGGATTGAAACAAACTGTCTAGTATCTCTTTTGATAAAGTGCATTTGTGTAGGTGGAATAGATAGTTGTGGTATGAGGTTATTTTCTTCGCAATACCAACTAATGGCTTTTAAATCACTACTCTTCAGTTTCGTCATACCAGTCCTTATATTTAACAGTTGCTTTATATATTTCCATTGTTGAAGTTTTATAGGCTATTGCAAGATCAGGTATTGTATAATCCTCGTTGTGAAATAACCACGATGCTTGCATTTTCTCTATATCAGTCATTAGAAAGGAATACTGCTTAAATCAATAGGCTTGTCATCAATGTCATCATGAGTTGGAACAAAGTCTCCTGACTTCTCTAAAACTTCATTTTGAGTAATAGGCTGCTGTGAGGATTCTTCTCGCTTATATACTGATAGCCAGCCATTAAACTCTCCTACGGGTACTGTATCAAGCTTAACACTCATATGTGATCCATGAGGAGTGCTAAACAGTGTTCCTACTGTGACCCATACACCTTTTTCTTTACCCGTTTCTTTGTCTTTATATGTACGAGCCTTATATTTTAAGTCTGCGTATGGTAATAATTTGTCGTTCATTAAAATGCTAACCTTTCACTTAATTCTTTTACTTGCATAAGTATAGCGTCCTCAAATGCCTTTAGTTCTTTTATGTCTTCCTCTACATCTTCACGCTTAATATCGAACTGTAGATAAGATAAAGACGGCATAACATCGGTATACATGACAAAATGTAATATTTCTAATTTCTCATTATTCATGAAGTACTTAACTACTTGTTCATGACACTCTTCTGGATAATGGTTCTCATCATATGCTCTAATTATTCTATGAGAATCAAATGCTTTAACTTCAACGGCTCTTTTAACTCCAATAGATGCGTCAGGACTAATAATACTGTCGGTATTGTCGTCACGCACCCACACCACGCACTCTTCGGGAGTACCATCTACTTTTACATTGTTTCTTATCTCAAACTCAGCAATAGCTTCTACCTCTAGTATATGGCCTCGTGCCATCATAGTGAACTTTTGGCCATTGAGTCGGTCTTCATAATCATTAGGGGTAATAGGTCGAGCAATACGTTCAGCTACAAGTTTATAGTAACCATCCTTTTTATCACCTTGAGCTTTTATAAATCCAATATCTTCAGCAGTAAGCATTTCTACCACTTCGCCAGCTTTAAGTTTTTTATCTACTTCAATACCTTTTGCTTCAAGAAATTCTTTCGCTACTTCACGGGTAATGGTTCGAGATGGATACAAGGCACTTAGACCACTTCCACCAGATTTACCTTTTTTAAATTCTCGCCACTCTTCACTATTCTTTAGAAAATTAATTACTTGCATCTTCAATCTCTTTCTTCTTTTTATCTTTAGCTTCTATTACTTCCTCGTTAGCCATTAGATTTCCAAGGCTGGTAAATATCTGTCTCAAAGCCTCGGTATTCTTAGCATCGTTAATTTGGATAATAGCATTTTTAATTCTTTCAACTTTTTTAGGATCGTCCATATACATAGGACTAAATTCTAGTGTATCCTTGCGGTTTATATTTCCTCCGAATATATCACCAATACGATCAGCTGCATCTTTAATTGCAAATGATACCGCAGCTGGGAGTCCTTTAGGAATAGCATCACTCTTAATCCATTGTAATTCAGATGCGTTTTTACCTTTATCTGTCTGAATAGGTACAGCACCCGTGCCATCTTGATACGTCCATCCCTCAATAGGATGCTTATAGTGTAGACGCACCGTGACATATATAGAATTTAAAAGTTGTCCCTCTCTCAATATTTCAACTTTATAGTTTTGAAAGATTCTTTTCAGTAATAGTTCTACTTTATCAATAGGTAGATAGTTTACGTTACTTGCTAGTGGATGTGGCTTTATCCATCCATCTGGGGGTGATTGATTTATAAAAGCAAGAAACTCATCATTCTTTTTAAACTCAATGAGCTTTTCGCTTTCAATTAGTTTTATTAGTTCTGACATTATAACCTTTCCTTTGTTATGTTTATATATTACTACAGCTTAAAATTTTAGTCAATACATTCTATAACACTTATCTGCATTTTTACTAATTATGGTATGAAATTTTGGACTTGTCAAATAAAAAACAGTTTGCAAAGCGAAAAAAATAATGTATATTAGGGATAAGGACTTACGATTTTCTACCAAAAATTGTAGGTTCTGACCAAAACACCCATATATAGGGCTTGCAATGTTGCGATCTACACTATAAAATATAAATAGGTAGAAAATCGTAACCAAAGCCGCCCTAGTAGGCGGTTTTTTGGTGGGTGAAATGTGTATGACTGGCCAGTCTTCAAGCGGAACACGAGGGGTTCGCATCTATTAACTTTGCTCAAGGGGGACTATTAAAGGCCATGTTTAAAGGAAACAATGACAATGTTATTTCAAAGGTTGAAATAAACAATGTCAATGACAATGTAAGTAGTAAGAATAAGAAAACAGAGAATCAAGTAAATGCTATAGCAGACCGTATAAGAGCCAAATTAAATGGAGACGACACTAACATGGGATTCTACTATACGGTGGGCTGGAGGCTCTCAGAAAGCGTCATAAACGATAATTTAGAGAAGGCTATGAAGGGTAATAACCCACAACGCTATTTTACATGGCTTTGTAAACGATATATGTAATGATACAATCTTTCGTTAAGGAGAAATAAATGCAATCAACTAAAAATAATAAGAGAAAGAAACTACTGATAGTACTGAGCTATTTTGTAGTCTTCGGGTTTGGGATAATAGCAGGGACGGGTAATCAGAATAGTGTGTCATCGACAACATCTTCTTCAGACGTTGCTCCTGCAGCAGAGGTAAAACAGGAGCCAATTAATGTTGCTCTCTCAGGCAGCTCTAATACGGCCACAGAACCGTTTAAATTGCGAGCTGGATTAGCTACCTTTAAGATGCACTACGGCGGTAATTCCAACTTTATTGTCAGGCTGCTCGATACGAAGGGTAATGACATAGAAGGACTCGTTAATGAGATTGGGTCATTCGATGGATCTAAGGCCGTACAAATACCCCGTGAAGGCGAGTACGTGCTTAATTTGGAGCATGCAATGGGTGATTGGACTGTTAATATAACCCAATAATAATTTCTTGTGTCGCCCAACATACATTTTCAGTCCCACCTTATCAGAGGTGGGACTTTGTTTTTACTACTATTAAGATCTTATACACCACATATAGCGTGTGTTGTGCTTGTGGTTTAGTGATCAAAATGATACTATTTTCTTTAAGAGTGTACGGTGTTTATCTCAATAAATCTGTGGACTCTACATCTTAAAATTGCATGATTAGGGTTGTGTTTGTTACGAATGTCCACTAGTATAAAAGGTGAGATAAGCCCGTAACCAAAGCCGCCCTAGTAGGCGGTTTTTTGGTGGGTGAAATGTGTATATAAAAAAGAAGCCTCCAGTTGTGTAACTGTGTGGAGAGGCTTCTTATTGGGGTTACCGTGCTATTGACGGTCTAAGGTGCGAGCTGACAAGGCCATACAGATAATATACCACAAAACAAATAGCTGAACATAGAGTCCAGCTATTCTAATCCATAGAGGCGGAAAGGCATGATAAATCATTTATGTAACAGCAAAGGGTGGGCATCTACTGTCACTAACTCTATGAACTCCTTATAGGATAACATTATCCACAGTTTCAATAAAGGGTTGCTATTATTTATAAGCTATAGTAAGATACTTATATAAACAAGGAAAGGTTTATATGAAAAATTTAACATTTGCTATATCAATATTAGTTCTCGTTGTAATAGACTACTTTATCATCATTGGATTTACTGATTCAGTGAATAATATACTCGAAAAGAGATCACAAAAGATAGCAGCAACACAAACACCTATGGAACTAAACGACTTCTCTAAAGCCATTTATAGCTCCACCAACACATACAGAACACAGAACGGTATAGATGAACTTAATTTAGATTCAAAGCTCACCCAGGCTGCTCAAAACAAGGCAGACGACCTATGCAATAATAACTATTGGAGTCATCAACTTAAAGACGGAAGACCATTCGAGACTTTCATAAAAGAAGCAGGTTATGAATATGATCTTGCTGGCGAGAATCTAGGTAAAGGATTTGACGACCCAGATAAGCTAATGAGTCGATGGAAAAAAAGTGAGCTTCATAATAAGAACCTGCTTCAAGACTTTACTGATACGGGTATTGGATATAGTGAGTGTGATGGTAAAAATATACTAGCTGTGGAGTTTGCAAAATAATGGAAAAAGATATTTATAAACTAAAATTGCATCATCATATATTTGTTAATGATGGTAACATTATAGTTGTACGAGTGCCTGGAGGTTGGATTTATATTAATGGTAGTCCAGTAGACACGACTGCGGTATTTGTACCTATGAACTACGAATTTCAAGAAACGGATAATAAATGAAAAAGTTTGAAATATCCATAACCTATTCAAAGTTTATAGAAGCTTACGATATGGATTCTGCCGTTGAGTCAGCTGAAAGAATAGCAAGTACCAGTAATTTAACTGGGGAATATGGTGTATTTAATTACAGTGATGAATTTATTGAAGTAATTGAATTAAAAGAAGACGAATAACAAAGAACCTCGGCTTAATACCGAGGTTTATCTTTGTCATACTGCCACATGTTCTAGGGTAATATAATCTCACCCTGAACAGCGGTCTTACCTAAATAGTAATCTATTACAGGTATCCATACAAGTCTATCGTTTTCATCAAATACTGGTGTGAGAACCTCATTAGGATTCACACCTTCCATGATTACTTAACTCCAACTCTTCCAGCTACGTTTGAAGCGAATGTACCGATTACTAGTAATACATCTACTAAGAATACTACTACTCCAGGAACGCCACTAACGTAACCAAACAATACGTGTGCTAGCGTTATGAATACTACTGATAGAATTATATTTACTGCTATTTGTAAAACTGTCATTATTTTCTCCTTATCGTTCCTTAATATTTAGGGTAACAGAATTTCTTGCTTTATGTGCCTTAACACCCCTTGAGTTTAGAAACCTCATCTGATCATGTATTACTCCTAGCTTTTCGTCGTGAGGGGTATATCTTGAGTAGTGCTCTGACTGAAGTGATATAGCTTTCAATATTAATCTTGCTAGTTCTTTTTTATTAGTTAAGTATGGTTTCACTAGAGGCAATATAGTTTTTATTTCCCTACTTTTTATAGTCCACCTATGCTTCATCTTTAAGTTAGATCGCTTATCATAAAAGCTATTGAATACACCTACGTCCGTATATGTATTTTTTATCCACTCCATCATTAAGGGGTTTGTATTGTCTATACAGACTGTAAATTTCCATGTGTAACCGCGTTTGCAGTTATTTGTTTTTTCTTTTACGAACGATATTGTACCTTCGCCATCGAGAAGCCCAGCTAGATAGGCATTATCAGTGGCTTTGCTCACTACTTGTTCAGCCTCTCAACTGCATCACCTGCACCCTCAACTCCAATAAAGGCGAGGATAGGGGTTAAAACTGACCATACCTGAGCATCTGTAAGACCCCAGTTCCAGAAAGCATTACCAAATACAACTACTGCTGATACTACAGCCAATAGAAACTTACGTGTTAATAGTGAATTTGCGAACTCTTTAAATCTTTTCATATTATCTCCTTACTTCTTTAATCCTAAACGGTTTATCATAGCTCTCAAGAACTCACCAAAACCATTTAATAGTTTAGTATCGTCTGATTGTACGGCTAACTGAGCCGTTAGATCTTTAACTTGTTTAGTTAATGTATCTATTTGACCCTGTAAGCCAACCATTTTCTCTTGCCAACCCTGATCAATAGCGATTTTACCTGTATTCTGCCAACTCTGCACAACATTTGCATATGGATTGTCTTCAAGAACCTCCAGTAGTTTAAGAGTGTCTTGACCAACAACACTTTGAAACTCAGCTTCAGTAAAATCTCTACCCCAGATAAGTTGAACTGTGCGATTTACTCTAGCTCTCCAATTTTCTGCGTTTTGTATAATTGCCACTGAACTTCCTCCGTTAATAATTTCATTTGCCCTAGCCACTATTTGATCTATTGGAATTGTACCACAACACTGAGTAGCTACTATTTGACTGTGCTTAACGATATGATCTCTATTACAGGGTATACCAAACTGTTTACAAAGTCTTGCAATTAGTTGAGCTGAAGTTTCTACGGTTGCTGGTGTTGCGTCCCTTCCTGGGGCTGCTGAGTGCTCTATACCTATGCTTCTTTGGTTGTATGACCAATTACCAGCATGATAAGCAGTATTACCCAGATCAACATACCTATGGACATTATTATTCTCAACTCCATAGTGGGCTGAAGTACCTACATTTGTATTTTGAAATACTGCATCAGTAGATGCTAATGTTCCCACCATCCAATGAATAACAATACGATCAATCGTCTTACCACCGCGCCCAGCTGTATAGTTTGGACTACCTATCCATACTTCGTTCATTACGACTTCTTTTTATAATTAAATATTAGTACCAACAGAATAATGATTAACAACTGACTAACATTTGACGTAACAGTAGATATATTTCTCAGTATCTCTGCCTCTCCACCGTTGAGACGAATGATTTGATACCAAATTGACGGTATGCCAGATACAACAGACACAGATAAAAGTGCGAGAATCTGCCACCGCAGCTCAGTTAACCAGTCAACAGGACGCAAAACCTCTTTTAATTGCTTTGGAAAGAGATAGAATCCAACAACTACTAACCCTATAAGGCGAATAACCAGAGCAATAAATGATGATATGTTTACGTTATCTAAGAAATCAAACATGTTATTTTCTCCTGTCTCCACCTGTTGCGAGGAATATGTTTAGTGTTATGTCTTTTTTTTGCATGAGTTTCATCTGCTTACTTACTTTATCTGTATTACTTGTCGCTTTGTCTATGGCTTTGAAAAGCTCATCCTTAGCCTCTTTAACCTCAGCATCCATCTGATCTTCATGGACTGTACTTTGTTTTTTCTTACGGAAGAACCACATATTACTTCTCCCGCTTGAGGTTATCAAAACGTAGTATGTCATACATTCTTTCACTTAAATCTGATACTTTTTCCAAAGGTTCTTTTAGTTTTGTGGTAATTTCTTTAGCATCTTCGACCCTAAGACGCTGCACCTCTTCCAGTTTAGTATCTTTCTTTAAAGACTCGCGGTACATGACAACGATAACAACAACAAGTGCTAGTATAACTACCCCAGGAAGACCATAGGATAACAGTATATCGGTAGAACCGTTTACGGCTTTATCATTCATACATTAACCTCAATAGTAGGCACTAATAGCCAGTCTCTATCATTTTCATATTTCCAAAGTAGCTTACCATTTGAAGAAATACCTAAATAAATTAAGGGTGCATCTACGCCGTCTTTTCCATTTTCCCCATTTTTAGGAGGTAACTCTTTTTCTATAACTGTATTAGTTTGTCGTTCAGTAATAGTGTGAGTGGATAGTGAATCGAGACCATTACTGCCATTTAAGCCATTCTTGCCATCGACCCCGTTTTTTGGCATTGGTATTTTTATAAGTGATGCAACTTGTTTAGAAAGTTTTTCTGGGTCGATCTTATTATTTTGGGCATTTACAAGAATAGACTCTTTTATTTTTGAGATCTCATAGCTTCCAATAGCAGCGAATCCACAGATAAGAACAAGACAAGCAACACCGAATCCAATCGCTATGTTAATTATGCGATCTCGGTCATTACTTGGCCTCATTCTATCCCCACAGCTCAATATTATATTGGTATGCAGAACTCACAAGAGTAACATTAAACTTACCTTCTGTAGCTGTAAACGCACTAAATGTAGCTGAATTTACTTCTGTAATTGTTCCAGATACTCTTTCATAATGGCTAACCATTTTTGTCACAGATTTATATGTCTGTGAACCAGTAGCATCTTGAAATAATGAGGCGCATGTCGAATATCCGCTATTGTCACACTGTCCTACTGATTGATGTAAGTAGCTATCTCCACCAACGGACTTAGCTGAGAGAGTTATTTTCATAGCCACAGGCGGAAAACCACATGTAATAGTCTTTACTCCTGTGCTTGTTGGGGTTACTGTGGTGTTATAATAAAATCCAGCCATATTATATTCCTATCGCTACCCATGAATAACCATGATAAACTGCTCCGAATGTGCCGCTTGACTGCATTGACATAACGAAGTTTGAAGCTGTTATATTAACCGCCTGAGCTACGTTACCCCCACCTACAGAAGTATTAAATTCAGTTATTGCGGTTGCGGCCGTTCCACCAGATTTATAGCCTATAAATGTTACATCGACAGACAATACTGTAGTAAAAGATGTAGGGAAGGTCACAGTCTCGACTATCCCTGCTGCACCAGTACCAAGTATTTGTCCCCATCCTGCCTGTATAACAGCAGCAGTTTGGGTGACGTTGGTTGTATCTGCTTGAGTGTATATTCGGTAGTTTGCAATTTCTGAACCTTTTATTCTCTGGTCAATTGGGTAGCCATTAGGAGCAAATCCTACAGAATAGAATGGAAGTGTGATTGCTTCATTAGACAATACTGTACCACCAGCAAACGATGCGGTGATTGTAGTGCTAGTAACAGAGTTAATTCGAGCATATTTAACTCCGAGAGTAGGCTGAGTAAACTTAATGACCATACCAGGGGAATAACGGGTTGTCGCTCCTGTCGGTACGTTAATAACACCAACTCCTCCTGAATAACTTGAATATGTCCATGATTCACCAGCAATAGTCCAGCCTGGGCCTACATATTGGTTAACTAAAGAAGCTGGGGTAAGTGTTGTTGCTCCAGCATCATTAGACGTTAAAAACTTGTCGTTATCTGACAAGAGAGTTTCGGTAGGATATGAGGTAATTATGGCCACGGTTAAATTGTTCCTTCTTTATTTACTGTTAGGGTAACATACTAGGTTGGTGCAATAGGTATATTTTCTACTTCTTGAGACAAGAGATTACGCTTAATTTCTTCAAGACGTTTTGTTTCTCCTGGAACAGTTATGTCAAGATCTAAGGTAATAACATGTTTTTCTTTCTTGATATTAACAATCTGAAGTAGCAAGCTGTCAACAAATGATCCAAAGTTTTTTAATGCAACCATTTGTCCAAGGCGAATAGTCTCAATGTCATAAACTGTATCGTTAATAGATAGAGTAGTCCTATATCGTGGCTCTTTGAACTCATTTATCCTATTTTGGCTAAGAATCTGAGCTGATGTTACAAGAGATACACGGGAGTCTGAAAGTCGTTCAAGCCCTGGTCGATATGACGCTTGAGATGCAGTATCTTCATAATATTTAAATAGTTTAATACCTGTTCCTGAGTTCTCTTGACCCACAAAGTATACTTGGTTAACAAGTTGAGTGATTGTCTTACGAAGATTCATCTCACCGATATGCTGCTCGTAATAGAAGGTATGATGAGCAGATAGAGCCTTTTTAAGCTGATATTGAATGTTCTCTCCTGGATCTACATATTGGTAATATCCAGTTGGGAGAAGTTCTACTACTTTATCTTGTACTTCCCTGATAGTCTGGAGAACAAAATCATAAGGAGCAGTCTCACCAGAAAGAGGCATAGACAGGTTAGTGTATGTTACTTTACCACCTTGAGCGATGTATCTATCCATCGCATCTCTTGCCATCTGAATAGGGTCTACAGTGCTTCCATAAGATATGGTAGTATTCCCACCACTTGTATCAAAGATATAGTGACTCATTTCTGTTGCATGAGGAACAACTGTAGCGTTCACACCTACTGTTTTTCCGTAGCTTAATTCATAGTCAGCAATATAGCCTGAATAAACAACTTTTCCATTCGGAGCGCCTGTTTGAACAAGGATAATTTCGTTATTCTCATCTGTTATTGGACTCGAAAACTCATCGAGTAGTGCTTCATATCCACCATAAAACGCTACAACCTGAACATTGTAATTAAGATCTATGTCAGTTCCAGGGCCAACTGCATTAGCTGTCGTTGTTTGAACTGTTATAACACTGCCGTTCTCATCTGTTATTGGATTACTAGAAGCATCTAACAGAGGTGAGTAAGTCACAACTCGATTGTCTGGGGAGCGAGATACTTTTAGAACAAGCTCTGAAGCATTCTGATTTATCGCCTGAGTATAGCTAAACTCTGTATTATCATCTTTAAGAACTGCTATAAAGTTATTGTTATGATCGAATATACGGACTTCGTAGTCCTTTTGGGGAAGTATTTGATACTCAGTTAATACTGTTCCCTTGCCACCACCGTATGCACCACTAGATAGTGCCATGACTGCTGTTTCAGATATGAAGTTAGTGTCACCAAACCCGTATTCAATCTGAGCTAGGTTAATAAAATACTGTTTCAGAGTGACCGTTATATAGCCTGTCTTAGTTATTGAGTTTGAACCTGCACCATTTGTTGCAGTGAGGGATACGTTATATGTTCCAGGAGTCATGTAAGTCTTAACAGGGTTTTGCAGCGTTGAGGTTGTTGCATCTCCAAATGTCCATGCCCATGATGTTGGCCCATTCGTCGATAGATCGGTGAAAGTTACTATAAGGTCATTATCTCCGCTAACTGGAGTAGCTGAAAAGTCTGCTACTGGAACAGGCGGTGCGAATACCCAACCTGTGTTAAACCCGCCGTCAGTTGAAGTATTGTCTGCAAAGAATGAAGCACCACCGATAGCCCGAGAACCTTTTATTGTCACTCCAGTCACAGATACAGTTCCTGATGGCTTACTTATAAAGTGCTGGTTACTACCGCCCCCGTTAGTAAGTATTGATGATCCAGTACCCACAGTGAATATATTAGATATAGTCTGGGTTAAACCTGATTCGAAAAGGACGACCGTATTAGCATCAATCACAATGTTATGATAAAAATTACCACCAAATACGTTTCTTGTTGCACCTGTTAAGAATCGTACATCATAGAAAGTCTTTCCATTACCCGTAAAGAAACCGCTAGATATAATGCTTGAAGTACCTGCGTTAAAAGTTACGCCACTACCGACAGAAAAACTGTTAGCATTTGAGATAACAGAAGCACCTAAGCTGGCAGTAGAAGCACCTCCGCCCGTTCCCAAGACAAAACTTGCAGAGCCATCGTATCCATTAGTATTTAATGTACCAGAGCTCATTGATAAATTAAATATAAAGAACTTGGACTGGAAGTTTACCGTAGCCCCTGAAACCGAGACAGCATATAAAGAATAGTTAGTTGATGGGGGGCTTCCAGTCCCTGTTGATTCGGGTTGGCTGAAATTCGCAGTGACTCCTGTAGTGAAGTTAATAAAAATATTAGTATTAGTATATAGTTTTGATGTAAGGAAGTCCCCATACATATTTATAGTTGCTGAACTAAGGCTTATATCTTTATAAATTGAAAGATTAAAGTTTATTGCTGAACAGTTAAAACTTTTTGCTGCACTTGAGTTAGTCGTTAATGTGACTATTGAATTGGCGGTTAATGAGCTTGCATTAAATATAACATCGTCTGCTGAGGTTGGAACGGAAGCACCACCAGAACCACCTGAAGTAGTAGACCAGTGTGAAGTATCAGTCCAGTTCCCCGAATTGCCAATCCAGTAGCGGTTAGCCATGGTTTATGCTCCTAGTTCAAAGCTATAACTTATCGTAAGACTGTTTGTGTTTACGTCTGCCTGAAACGAACTATCTAACGCTTTATCATCAATCAAGACTCCCGCACTGTATACTCCATAAGCGACAATCACTTGAGATGTAGGTAAATTGCTAAATACAGCTGAAGAGCTTGTTTGTACCTTTTTGGCTGAAGGAGCTGAGAATGTAAGGGTTTGAGCGGCATATCCACCACCTGTTACCTCAGTACCACCTGTGCTCGGTAAGCTACCAGTAAATAACTTTAATGTAATCGTACCACCAGTATATGTAGCACCTCTAAAAGCTGCGTTAAGCAAGTTGTTTATGAATGTGGTTGCTGCTGCCATTTTTTCTCCTTATAAGTTTCCTGGATAGTATACTGCTGTTATCGTCACACTACGGCTGGCAAATGTATCACTATAATATAATGATCCTGCTCCTGCTTCCCATGATGGTAAACGTCCGACTGGTGGTAACAGTGTAGTTCCCTTAAATATCTGGAAGTTATCAGAATCTATTGTTAGGGTATCACTAGTGACGAAGTTTCCCGTCACAGTTATTCCGATAAAGTCCCTAGCATTACGAACTGAGACAACCCCGCCTGTTCCACCACTGACAGAACCATATTGCAACGTAATGAGTGGTCGAGCTTTTGCTGAGCCTTGTATAGTGAGTGGAATCGTAGCAGTTGAGGTAGTAACTGTCTGACTTACCATGATTACTGAACTATCTGAGATTGATTTTCCTTCAGGAACAACAAACTGGAAACTAAAGGTTATTCTATTTAATCCTTGTGGTTCACTTATGATTATATTTTCTGGAGTAACGATAAACTTACGGGTAGAGCCAGCATGAGGGACATACAAAGGACGTTGCTGGCGGTTTAGCGCTTTAACAAGAATATCGTACATATTCTGAGCTTCTAATATGGTGTTTGGAGCATAGTACCCTGCTATCGTAATAGGTTTTACTCCAAGAAGAGACTGAACAAGATCTGCTCCATCTCTGTTAGCTCGTGTTTCAAGTTGATTCATTCGTGGTGCGACAGTCATATAGTCTATCTCTGTAATGACAAGATTATTGTCTATAAAACTAAAACCGTCGAACACGACATCGTTCATTGGTGTCATTATATTCCCGATCCATAATCTGCCAGTTCTTTTTGGGTATTGAACTGTGCGTTAATTCTATCAAAGTAGGTGTTCACTGCTTCGCCACTTCCTAAGTTTATAGATCCATATTGGTTGAATACTACGCTGCCTGATCCACCTTTGGGTAGTCCAGTTGTTTGATCTACCTGATCTTTAGGAACAACATACTCTCCCTTGTGAACGACACCCGCTACTTGATTAGCTCCGCCTCTTCCTGTAAATCCACCAGTAGCAAAGCCTGGGACTTTCAAATCATGCAGTTTTCCTTTTACAGAGTTAGCAATGTTAGTTCCTATATTACTGATGGTTGCACCAATTCTACCTATAGAATCTTGGATACCGTTAATTAATCCATCAATAATAGAGCGTCCAGCATTATACAACCAACTTCCAGCACCAGCGAATGCTCCCACTATTCTACTTCCGAGGTTTCCTATATAACTAAAGAAGTTAGAGAAAGACCCAATAACATCAGCAATAGATTGAACCATATCATGAGTCCAGCTATAAACCGCTCCAGCCGCTCTAATTGTGAAAGAGTAAATAGCTCCCTCTACTCTGACCACCCAACCTATAAGAGTAGCGATACCTGCTATCAAAGAAGAAACGACAACTATTAAAGCTGATATAGGGACTAGCGTTGCAACAAGAATAACACCGAAAGCTTGCATGGCTAGTTTCACCCAATCAATATTTAGGCCAGTTGACTTAAAAGCATTATCAACTTCTTTCATAGCGGCTGTTATGTTATTCCATGCTGTAGTTAGTATTTGCCCTATAACATTAACTGCAACAACTAGCGAAGGATAAATGTTTGTAAGAAACCACTCAAAACCAGGCCTAACAAATTCTGCAAACCTTCCTATAGTTTGTGAAATAACGATTCCTAGTTGTGTAAAGCTAGCCATTATATCTGAAATAACTGGTTTTAAGTTTTTAAGAAGTTGCGTAGTGTTAGATAAGCCATTAACAAGTGCCTCGCCTAGACTGCCTTTGGTGAACTTACTAGTATCTGAGTCAACACCAAGAATAGCATCTCCTATGCCTCTAAAAGCAGTTTGAAGGCGTATGCCAGCTCCTTTTATAGTATTTGCCTGACCTTCAAGAGCATCGGCTGGAATGCCTTTATCTAGTGACTTGAAAAGCTCTGAGAAGCTTATATTTGTGTTTCTAAGTGCTGGATCAAGACGATAACCAGCTTTTGTTAAGTTATCAAAGTCGTCACCAGTTAGTCTACCAGTAGAGCCAACTCTTCCTACTATCTGGTTTAAGTCCTGCCAATTTGAAAGTCCCAGTCCTACAGATCGAGAGAGAATCTGGACATGCCCTACTAAATCGTCTGTGTTATCTCCCATTATTTTAAGACTTTGAGCTGATTCAAAGAGATCTTTTCGGTTAAATAGAACACCTAAATCTGATCTGGCGTATTTAATAAGATTACTTAATACCGAATTTACTTTATCTCCGTTTCTTTCGTATGCTTTCAAACCAACAGTAGCTTGCTCTACGGCAGATACCTGATCCCAAGAAGCCTTGGCTGCGGCTGTAACTGCTGCTGAAAGAGCTACGCCTACGGCAATAGCGGCTCCCTTTGCAACTGAAGATAGTTTACCAAGGGCTTCTGATCCCTTTTTGCTGGCATTATCAATATTATCGCCAACACCAGCAATCGTTTTGCTTGCCTGATCCTGAGCTTTAATTAAGATTCTTAAAGTTTTATCGTTCATTAAACATAGGGTAACATATAGAGGTTATTTACTATGTTTCTGGTCTATCTCTTTCTTTCTAATAAGAAGTTGAATGAACCATGTAGGCTGTTCTAAGTATTCCTGATATGTCCATCCTTGGTCATCACAAATAATAACCATGCTCATTATCTCGGTAGGTGATTTGCTTTTAAACCTGTATGCTTTATCGTAACTCTCTGAGTGAGTGTTGTATTCTCGGCGTAACCGTTCTACGCCTTCTAAGCTTTTGGGCTATATTTGTCCAAAATCTCTTGTACAGCATCATCAATAACTTCATAATCCTCTGTACGAAGATTTTCTAATTGAGATTCAAGATTTGTTGAATCTCCATCTATAGATTGAACCAATCGCCTTACTGAGACTGCTTTACTGGCCATCACATTAGATATAGGGAAGTCTACATTTGCTCCCTCGGTACTTTGAGTCTTTGCTTTTACATCCACACCACGATAAAGAGCCTCTTCGGCTTTGAGATCATCTTTACGAGTTGTATAGTTGCGAATCACTACTAACTTTTCGCTTTTAGGTAGCTTTACTTCAATTGTATCTTCCATAGAACCTTTCCTTAGTTATTATGGTCTATTCTAGTATGAAGTTACTGTATTTACAAGGACTGCACGTAGGGCGTAAGCATCAGCGACACTGTAATGGATCGTACCTGTGATAGTTTCAGTAATAGGAGCATCAAGATCTTCACTCTTTGACCAGTCAGTAATATTAAACTTAGGAGCAGTGAATGTAAGACTTGGGCGAGCAGATGTACCAATTGTAACATCAGTGTTAGTCATCGCAAGAACAACTGCGAGATCTGTGCCAGCATTATAAGCATCTTCGTAAGTTGTGTCGATATAACGACGAGTCATTTCAAATGATAGATCATATCCTCGTGAGCTGAATCCATAAGGCTCAGCACTGCCACTTTGCCAATCAGCTTCCAGATTAGGATTAACTGTTAGGGTGAAAGATTCTACAGATGCTACAGCAGATGAAGCATTAGCAACAGAAACACTTGAACCTGTTTTAACAGTGAAGTATTTAGGTACGAACTCAGGCTCATCTGTGTATACAGGGGTAGATGCAGATGAAACACCACGCTTAGCAAGGATATTACCAGTGTGTTTTACATAATCGCCAAGTTCCATTGAAACGGTGAACTCACCAAAACGAGCACCAGCGTACGCTTTGCTTGAGAGACTATCTTTGCGCCATAGAGTGAAAGACTGGCCATTGATATTCTCATTGATGTCTGCTGTATGGTTTTTAACGATTGTAGAAGGGTCTGCGTTTGCAGTAGTAACGATTGTACCGAAAGCACCTAGGAGTAACTGACCAGATCGGCCAGTTGTTACCTTAGATTCGAGTGAACCTTCAGCCCAGTATCGAAGAACATCAGCTTCGTTAGTTTTAACGATATTACCGTATGCTGAGGTATTAGTTACATACTCAGACATAGGGTTAAGCTCAAAGCTAAGTTGATTATGCCAGCTTGTAGCAGTTACCTGAGTTCCGAATACTGTTTCTTTACCCAAACCATATTTAACTTGTCGTCCTAAGTCAGCCATATTATTGTTCTTTCTCCGCTAATTTAATTGCTTCTTCTTGAGTTTTAGCACGAATAGTTTTACCTAACTCTGGAAATAGAAAGTTAGTTAATTCTTCTTCAGACTGCTCATCACTAGTATTTTTCTTTGTCATTACCGTTAGGGTAGCATATAACTTAAAAAGCAACTATATCTAATAGTTTCTAAAGGTTATATCTTTCTCACAAAATAGGTTTATCTCTCCCACAAGGCCAGAACTCTTATTTAACGAAAACTTCCCTATCTCTCCAGGAACAGGCCTCATAATGTCACAGGCTTTTGTTAATCCTAGTACAGAACTGCTTAAATCAACACTTTCATCAAACATTTGGATTACTTTATCTACAATGTTGCACATTCGAGTCCATTGTTCTACCTCTGTTTCATTATTGATTAGGTAGATATAGACACTATATCGAATAACTCGGCGATTCTGAGTGACCGTTGCATAACTGCTATCTGTGCTCTGGTAAAAGTGTGTGGCACTAGGATAACCCGTAAACGATTGGCTTGATGATTCTGGAGCTGGAATAACTTCTACAAAATCTGGGTCTGTCATTGCATTTAGCAATGCCTGAACATTATCGCTTATCCCTTTTATATTCATTACAAACTCCTCAACATATCATCTACTGTTTTATTACCATCTCGTTCTACCTCGTCCTTAATAGATTTAAAGGCTGTATCTAAGTATGGTATTCCCTTAGTGCCTTTATTAGCAATAGAACGGGCTACTAAAAAAGGGTTAATACCTACACGTCTAGCCCAATTAGCGAGATCACTTCCTTCTTGGTATGGTGGCATGCGTCCTGGTTTGCGTCCTTCATGGGTATAATACGCATAATCTGTCCCTGGTTTAACAGTAGCCTCTAAGAATCCTATCTTGGTTGCGATACTATTCAGTGTTCTACCTGAAGCACCTTGGCTAGTCTTGCTTCTTAGTTCAAGTTTTGACTCACGTTCAGCTCTTAAGGCAGATCGGGATACCCAACCCTGCAACTTAGTTGTAAATAGAATAGGAGCTTTGTTAAAAGCTGTTCTTAGTAGATCGGCGTCTGTCGTAATAGTAATATTCATTTAATTTGCTCCAAAAGCACCTTGAAATGAGCTAAGTTACCGTAGTTATGCTTCTTTACACCTCTAACACCAAACTTGATACTATTCCAGACAAATTCATCTTTCTCTTTAATATCTGTTCCGTAAGGGAAATAACCCCAACTACCCTGAGAGAAGGTATAGTTGAGTAAATCACTCGACTCGTTATCAAGTGGCTGAATAAAACACTTAGTAGTACCAAGATCACTGTAAATGAACTGCTGACCTACCTGTGTTTGTCTTCGGATAGTACCAGTATGAAAGTATTTCATTAAATGTCCCTAGATAAGCGTCTGTAACCTTGCAATGTTTCAAATGCTGAAGCACTGATAGTTGGAACACCGCTTGATGATGAGCTGGAAGAGTCTCCATCTGAATAAGTTACTTGCCAGTCACCGACTTTTTCACTTTTGTATGCACCGCCACTGCTTGCGGCTGAATTAGATGAAGCTGTAATCGCACTTGCACCCATAGCTGCTGCAATAGCACCAATAATTGATGGAACAGTAGAATATCCTAGTTTACCTGTGATCTTAATGGTAGTTTCTGGGCTGCCCCATGATCCACTTCGTTTAAGTGCCAAAATAGGGCCTGAACGTGGGTAAATAACCCATTCAGTTGAAGGTACTGTCACAAAGTTGTCTGGAAAGCCTGTAGAGGTCGCTACGGACGTTACAGAACGCATTGTTGGGATGACAAGAGTGTTACCGCCACTTCTTTCATTATAGTTATAATACCTATTAGGCCATGACCTATGGTTATTATAATTTGTATCATCTGGGCCTTGTTCGTAAACATCTACGTCAACATCTGGGCTAGGTGGTAAGAATGTAGTCCCTGTTTGTTCATTAATGTATGCGTCTATAGCTGGTAATAGTGCATTTAGATAAGTTATCTCACTTGCTGTAAGACTCCGTTGTAAAATCGCTTCAATTGCTGCTTGATTAGTGTAGTTTGCCATTGGCTATAGGGTAACATAATAAAAATCACCACGCTATTGCGTAGTGAACTCCTGTTTGATTCTGCCCCAGCAATAACACTCGGAGTTGTGTTAAAGCCCTACGGGTAACTAATATGCACTAATAAGGATACCACAAATAAAAGAAGAGCTATCCAAATGTAATAAGATACCTCTTTATTCTTTTATTTAGCCAGCACTACAAGCTTTCGCTTATGTACCTATTGTACTACTTCGGGAACGTGCTGTCTACATTGTAGCATTTAGATAGGGCATTGGCTAGCACTGTCAAACAACAAACCTTAACCCAAAAAAGTTTGCATGGGCTTGCGGCCCCCGCCTCCAATGTAATCCCTATCTACGCTTGTCAGGCATATTATTAGGATAACAAAAAAGAGCCGCTAATGCGAGTAGCTATCAATGGCTTGTTTTGCTTCAGCGACAGTATGGAAATAGCCAACTTGGTATCTCTTGCCATTTATAGTTTTACGAGCAGACCATTTATTAACTATCTTTGACCAGTGTACGCCCGTGACACCGCTCTTGCTTCTCGATTGCACTCTTTTATTTAACTGTTGCTCGGAGTCAGTAGCCCATCTAACGTTACCTGGTATATATCCTTTATCATTATCTATACGATCAATGGAGTACTTACCTTCTGGCTTCTTGCCTATATGTAAATAGAAAGCCATAAAATCATTGATCCATTTCTTAGATATAGTTATTCCTCTACCCGCATACTCCTCATAGTCTTTGTTATTTGGGTTAAGGCAACGGCTTTTAATTTTACACCATGTATCATACTCGGCCGTATGCCTCATGCCATGCTTAGTATTTCCTTTTGCGAGACTACCTTTTGGCTGATTATTGTACCAGATCATATAGTGGTGTCTGCACATGCCATGTCTCAAGTACTTCTCTTTATTGTGGCATTGGGGATAAGTGCAGTTACTCATATCTCCATCATAACAAAAAAGAAAGGGCATTACTACCCTTTCTAATTGCCTTTGTACTAATCTACTAGGATGCAGATGTACGAAGTCTCACGAAGGCCGCAGGGAGGGGGAATCCAACCGCTTCCCAGATTTCAGTTCGCATAGCAAGCTTATTCTCTTGGATAAGGTTGTGAACCACTGAACCACCGTCTGTAACAGTACCGCTATCGAACACTGCTGTGTCGATTGCACCTTGGCGAACCAAGAAACCGTACTCAGCAAAGTTACCGAAGATAGCGTGAACAGTTGAAACTGCATCTGTAGTACCAAGTAGCTCAGATACAACGAATGGATAACCATTGAATGTACCAGTAAGAGTACCGCCGTTAGAACTGTTCAATGTTACGATAGGCTGACCAGTCGTATCTTCACGAGTTGCAAGGCTAGCAAGCAACAGACGAGAGAAGATATATAGACCACCGTTACCTGAAGCAGTAGGAACTGAGAATGGCATTCTCTTAATATCAGCCAATGGGATCAAAGCAACCGTTGTCTTACCTGAAGTAGTAGTACCACCTGCGTTAAGAACAGTTACGCCTGAGAGGGTAACAAGGCCGCTTGTTGCATCAGTGATGATAAGAGCTTCACGCTGCTTAGCAATCGCACGAGCGAATGAGTCACGAAGCAGTGCATAAACATCAATTGCTGATTGTTTAAGAAGCTTCTTAGTCATTAATGCGATACCAGCGAACTCACGAACAGCAATGTTGGTTTTCTGTAGAGCAGGTTTAGTAACCGTCTTAGAACCACCTTCAGTACCGACCTCAGTCATGATTACATCTGTAATAAGAGCGTCGATGTCGATGCTGTTACCGTCAGTCAATGTAATTGTACGAAGGATACCTGCAACTGGACTGTACTTAGGCAATAGACTTAAGATATCACCAAGCAATTCAGCGTTAGGAACAAGAACACCACCATCTGCGGCTGTACCAGCATTTAGGTAAGTAGCTTTCTCAACAAGACCAGCTTTTGCAAGAGTCTTAAGGGCATGAGCGTTCATTTCACCGAGTTCTTTGTGATGACCACTAAGAGCAGCGATCATTTGCTTAGTC